GTAATCAGTAGGTCGACGGTTCAAGTCCGTTCACCAGCTCCACAAATAAACCGCATAACCAAGCCGTTTTTAAGGCTTGTGTGCGGTTTTTCTTTTTGCCTGTTTCCCGTAAAACATTGCCTAAAACTGCTTTAAATTTCAAAAATGTTAGTCAAATGTTAGTCAGCTTTAAAGTTCAAAAAATCGGGTGTTTACTGACTTTTTCTTACATACTCATTTACATACTCAATCTATATTTATTCATTGCGAATATCTGATAACACGAAAAAGTTTTAAAAATAGTTTATTGATGATAACAATTAAAAACAGCCCCTCGGATACCAATTTGGTACTCGAGGGGCTAAATTTATTTACGCTATTCTTTTTTATTTGTTTCTGAATCTGTCTTGCTTTCGACTGTATTTTTCAATCGGCGGACGATATTTACAAGGAATTTCGGAATTGGTGTGCCTAACCCAGCAAGGTTTTCAAGGATTGAAATAAGCTCGTTTATAATCAGCCACACGGAAACAATTAAGCCGAAATAATAGCTTGAAAACTCAATCCCTGCTGTGGCAAGTCCTGCACCGATGAGGTAATCAACTACACCGCCCACGCACACGAGAACGAGGTAGCATATCTTTTTAAGTATGCCCTTAACGCCAATACGGCTGTTAAGGGTTTTATTGATGTATGCCTCTGCCATACCTGTACCATAATCTATTATCATTACACAGATTAAAACTGCAAGCGGTACAAGCAATATGTTAAAATAAGCCGATAAAGCTCCGATAGCTACTGAAACAGTAGCCTGAATAATATTGTCTTTCATTTTATACCTCCTGATTAAGTCAAAGTAATCTGCACACCGTCAATTTTAGTGCCGAGAAGTCCTGCGTAACCGTCCTGTGAGCTGTCTTTTTCTGTGTTGTGCTGCCAATCCCAAAAGCCTGCACCCTGCTTACGCACTCTGTATGTAGCCTTGAAGTCGCTCACGCCGCTAAACTCGACCTGTACGGCATCAATGACTTTTTCCTTGATGCCCGCAAATCCGTTTCGATTATCATTGATGTTGTAACCTGTTACCCAAGGCAACCAGTCACCGTTGAGCAAGTGCACACGATAGCGAATTTTACCTCTTGATACCTTAAGAGCAATAGCAGAAATCGCCTGCTTGTTTCTTCCTGCTATGTTGCTAAGACCTTTTACTTCGCTGTACCATTTGTGATCAGCAAATACACGATAAGTCAGCGTTGGCTTTTCTGATGTGCTTTTATCAGCACAATTAAAAAGGCTCTCATCATACACAATGTTAGTATCAAGCCTGCCGTTGTATCCATTAACACGACCTGATGAACTATTCTGCCAGATGTCGCAGTCAAGCTCTGCTCTGTCATTATACTGAGCAAGCCAAATACTGTATTTTCTCTTCAATTCATCATAATCAAGACAGTTGTTAAACCAATTCAGATTGGCATACACACCTACTCTGTAGTTACTTTTCTTGATTGTTTCGCAAAATCGTTCTGCAATCGCTGTAAGTTTTGTTTTGCCGAGTTTAACCATTGAATAATCTTCCAAATCATAATAAATCGGCATATCAAAATATTTGTTTTCAATACACTCAAGGCAGGCCTTAGCTTCTTTTTCTGCATCATTGATACTGTCGGCATAGCTGTACCAGTATGCACCGACTTTCAAGCCTGCTGATTTTGCATTTCTATAGTGACTTTCAAACATACTGTCTTTTTGCGATACTTCTCTGCCGTATCCTGCCCTTATTATTACAGCTTTTATGCCGTCATTTTTCATTTTGTTGAAGTCGATATTCTGCTGAAATTCCGAAACATCAACACAAGTTACTTTTGCCATAATCAACCCTCCCAAACTGCCATAATAGCGTTGTAGTACTCCTCGCTGAGCTGTTCCTTTAAAATCTCTCTGTCACTCTCGCAATTTGTATATGCATTGCGAACATTGCCGCCGACCTGCATTTCTGTGCCGTTGATTTCAATAAACTTCTGTCTTAATACGCTTACACTGTCTTTTGTGAGCATATCGAGTGTAATTCTTTCTTTGATTTCCATAGTAACTCGCTCCTTATCTGATTATGTAAGTAATAATGAAATTGATTTTTTCGTCCTCTGCAAAAATGTCCGTTGAACTGACATAAATCCAAGAGCCGTCAAGTCTGATGTTTATTAATTTATTTGCTGTTGAATATACAACAAAACTAGACAACCTACTTTCGTTTTTTGCCGCATACGGTAAACCTGACATCTGAATATATTTTTTATGAGAGAGCAGTGCCGTAATATTGACCGATACAGTTACAATATTACCATTTTTAGAATATACAAAACTGCCCTTGCAACCAGCATATATTTCTTGGGCTGGTGCTAATGTTCCTGTACCACTCTCAAAATTTGAGCTATCATATTTAGCCGCAAGCGACTTGTCTGTCGCTGTTTTGTTGTCTGTTACGGTCTGACTCAGAGTAGTGATTGACTCATCAGCTGAGGACTTATTGTCTGCAATCTGCTTGCTTAGCTGAGCGACTGCATTGTCTACACTGTCCTTATCAGCTTTAAGATTAATCTTCATTGTCACTGTTTCGTCAATGTCTGTTATTTCATCTTCAAGCTCGGTTTTATCTGCCTTTGCAGATAAGGCTGTGTTAATCGCAGTTATTCTTTCGGTTAGCGTGTTGATGTTGCTATCCGCAAGCGCTAGGTCTATGCTGTTCTCGTATATGCCGTTTTCGATTTTGTTGAGGTTTTCTGCGCAAAGTGGTGTAGCTGTGCTCGGTGCGTCTTCCCAATTTGTTTTTGTGTATGCCATAATATTTATTCCCCCTTTGCCTCTATGCTGTCTGTCAGAGCTTTAATTCCGCTCAGTGTACGGCTCAACACATAGGCTTTTACTTTCTCTTTTTTAGGTTGTCCTGCGTTATCATAGACAAAATCACCGTTTGAATCAGTAACATAGCTTTCAATTTCTAATCCGTCACCTACTTGCAGCCACGGTCTGCCGTCGAGAGTAGTTGTAAGCGGTGTATAGGAGCAATTATAAAATCGTTCGCCTGTTTTGCCGTTAAGAAGATTTTGTACATTGTGTATTGCCGAACCGCCTGTGCCGTCATCCTCCTGTCGGCAGACTGTATTTTTTGTTAAGTCATAACTGTTCGACTCATCGCCCCACAAAGTTTCAAACTCGATTGTTTTTTTCTCCCTTGACGAATAACCGTTGATAAACACAAAATCGTTGTAGCCGCTGCAATCGTATTCTTCTGCATATAAGTTTTCGTAAAAATCGTATTTTTCTGTACTCTTGCCGAGTTCGATGTATCTAAAAACGCCATAGCTTGCATTAGGAATAATTGTTCCGAATACTCCGAGCAATTCACAACAATTCTTGAGCAGCTCGCCGTATGTAATCGTGTCTGAATTTTCAAGCCACGCCTGATTATATGTCGGAAAATCACGCACGGTAAGCCCTGACTGTTGGTTTATCACCTCGTCGAGAATTTCTTTGTTATTCTCGACCTGAATCATATGCTTTCCGTTGTAGTTAAGGCATTGCACAACCAATTCGCCGATTTTATAGCCGTTTGGATAAGTTTTCCATAAATCAAACAGCTTATTTGTTGCGTCAATATCATATAACATAGAGAGTGCGTCATAAGCGACAATGTGTCGCTTATTGCGGTTATTCTTGTCGAGCTTGGCACTGTCAATAATACCGCTAAACAAATAATATTCCTTTGCAGCTACGGTTTCTCCCGGCAAAAGTGATGTACCTAAAAACAGCTTTGCAGATGGCAGCAGCTTTTCTCCGCTCGGAAAACGCTGCGTTAATTTTACGCTTATCCATTTGCCTACAAGGTCATTTGTAAATGTTCTGTCAATTGAATTTACAATGTCAATGTTAATTTCAGCGGCAATACAGCCACCAAATTTCAGCTTGCTTTCATCGCAAATTGACTGTTTAAGGCTCATACTTTCGCTTGCTATGTTTTTCTCGGTAATGTCCTCGTATTCACCGTTTGGAAATGAAACTGTAAGCGTGTTTTCAATCAGATTTTCAATAGTCTGCTTTTTGTGCAGGCTTGAAACCTCAAGCAAATTAACCACCTCTTAATATTCAATAAATGTAAATGTTACCGCCGCATATTTAATGTTGTCTGCGGTAATAAGCTTTGGCGTGTATGTTATATCGGGTATATATGCGGTCATAGTGCGGTACGCAAGAAGTTCATCGTCCCAGTATTCAACATCGAGCTTGCGTTGCTGAGAATTTGACATAGCACCGTTTAAAACACTGCGAATAGTTCTCATTTCAGCAAGGGTAAGACCGTCCTTGGTATTGAATGTAATCTTAGTTTTGTTGTTCGGTGATGTTACTCGCCTTAAAAGGTTGTTGCTGTCACGATAAGCTTTAATCTCCGTACGCTGTAAAGGTGTGGCTTGATAACTCTCTTTAGCTATGAGCTTATGTGGAAACTGCAAGCCGTTTTTCGGGAATTTAATTAAATAGCCTTTAAATTCACTCAATCTTATCCCTCCTTACGCAAAAGCGGACCTGCCTGTGCGTTTCTTGATTTTGTTGTTCTCATCAGCAACAGCCTCAAAAATCACTCTGCCGTCAGGCATAGTCAAGGTAATGTGAATATCACCGCCGTTGCCCGCTCCGCCATATTCAGCAAGTACCTCAGCCATAGCCTGTTTCATTGCTGATATTGGCGAAACAACTTCCGCTTCACGCTTATTATCGCCGAGAACTGCAAGAAATTCACCGTAATTTGCAGGTACATATGTGCCTGTAGCAAGTTTGGGGATGTGCACCTTATCAAGCCGACCTGCGTGCCATTCCTGCCCAAACAACTTGCCTATCGAATTTGCAACTGTGTCCACACCCGACAACATTTTATTGATTGCAGAAATAAAGCCGTTTATAAAGGTTTCAATTCCTGTTAGTGCATTGTTAAGAGGAGTTTTTAGAATGTCATAAATCGGAGTGAACACATTTGAAAAGATTGTTTTTATAGGTTCTAAAGCCTTTCTTATATTCTTTAACATCATGGTAATGACACTCTGTACCTTTATACTTGTATCAGATAAACCATTAACAAGACCTAAAACTGTATATTGTCCACGCTTATACATTTCTTTTGACGGAGAATGTATATCCATTGCACTGTCATATTCTCTTAATATAGTGTTTGCAAGTCCGTTACTGTTTTTTACAAGGGCTTCTTGATATTCCTGTGTACCCTCAACAAGTCCCATTACAGTGTTTTTTCCTGAGTCTTTGGCGGCTTCTTCAAGTTTGTTTAATGTTTTCCATTGCGAGTTTTGTACATCTTCAAGACTGATCATTCCAGCTTTGTATGTCATTAAAACTGCTGCAGCATCGGAATAATCTCCTTTGAGAACTTTTTGAACATCAGACATATCATCTTGTGTCATTATTAGCTTGTTAAGCCCAGCTGTACATTCATTGTATGAATTTTTTAGTTTCATTAAAGAATTTATTTCTTCGTATCCACCGTCGCCTAACACGGTTTCAATATTATTTTTTGCGTCAATTCTATCATCTGCTTTTAAAGAATTATTTTTATATCTCTCGTACTGGTTAATAAGCCAACTGTAAGTTTTTCCACTCTGCTTTAATTTGTTTTCAATTTGAGTCTGCTTAGAATTAAGTTCTGAAAGTAATTCGCTTTGATTTTTTCTTGCTGAAATTATAGATTTAGAATTTTCGGTTTGTAATTCTGATAAAGCCGAACTGTTAGCTAATAATTGATATTGATCAATCGTATTATTGATTTCATCTTGTATCTCAGATAAATCACCTTTCAGCTCGACCTTACCCCCATCGCTTATTGTGACATAATTATCCCATGTATCGCTAAAGCCGCTAACATTATCTTTAAAATATGTAACGATAGTTTGCAATTCTGACTGTTCTTCGGGAGTAAGTTCAGCTTTGCTGATTAAGGTTTCAAGTTTATCCTGATATTCATCAATCAATGTATTATCAGCATAGAGCTGGTCAACCTTATCTAATGTATTTTTGATTGTGTCGGTAATTTTCTGCGTTGTATTTTCAAGTCTGTTTTTCACATCGTCTATTTCATCACAAAACTTTTTAGCCTCAGAATTGCTCCATTTTAGTTCATTGTAAATTTGAACCGCTGAAACAATACCCGTTATTGCGCTTGCTATAATAAGCAGAGGGTTAGCCGAAATAACCGAACTGATGTTTTTAACTGCTGATGTGACTTCACTTATACCACTCGCAATAGTCTTACCTGTCTTGAATGCGATAACTGCTGTGGCAACAGCGCCAATACCCGTTGCTACTGCTTTTAACATATCCGGACTTATCTTATTAACTATATCTGAAATTGTCTCAAGAGCCTCAGAAAACAAATTTAACAAATCCGGTACAGCTTTCTCAATCGTCCATTTTGCAAGCGGCAATAAAACATTCTTGTACGCTTGTTTTAGCTTATCTCCGCAAGCCTTGAGCAGATTTCTGAATCCCTCGGTCAAGCGTTCAACCGCCTGTGCAACGGGTTTAATGTCAAGGTCCTCAAGCCATTCGAGGCGGTCAGCTGACATTTCATCAAGCAGCCCTGTTATATCTTCGACAATGCCTAATATGCTCTCCCAAATTTTTCTGCCTGTATCGTTTTTCTCCCAAGCGTCTTTAATTTTGGTTCTGAGAGTTTCAGTATAGTTATTGCAGTTGCGGATAACCTCAAGTATATTGCTCCAAATTTTCTCGCCCTTACCGTCATTCCACACCTGCCTGAATGTATCGCCTACCGTATCCAAAAGCTCAACAAGGCTGTTCCATTTGTCGATAAACGATTGCACCACGCTGTCACCTAAGCCTGCTTTGTCCCAAGCATTTGTAAAAGCCTCTGCAATATCACCAACTGTGCCTACAAAAGTGTTAATTAATGAGTTAATATTTCCAAGCACCTTTTCGCCTGTGCCGTTATTCCACACTTTCTCCCACGAATTTTTAATTGTTACGCAGGCGGTTTTTACCTTGTCAAGCGAATTTATAATATTGTCAATAGTTTTGCTTGTACGCCTGTCGCTGTCAAGCATAGATTGCTCAAGTGCATTTTGCATTGATTTGATTTCAGAGCTTGGCGCTTGCGTACTTGTGTCTGAGCTGTTGTCCGAGGTGTCGCTCATCACATTGAGTTCATCAAAGCCTGCAAGGTTTTTCTGTAAGTCCTCAGCTGCCTCCGATGTTTTTTCAATCTCAGATGTAGAACTGTCCGCTTGACTTGCAAGGTCTGACATATCGCTTACAGCTGAGCTTGTCGCATTGCTTGTTGCAGTAGAATAGCCGAACACCTGAGCTGTAAAGTCTTTAAACTTCTGTGCCGCAACGCTAAGTCTTGAGATAAACTGATTAATGCAATTAAGCAGCGGAGTAAAAGCATTTATCAAGCCTTGACCGATTGTAGCCTTTATACTGTTAAACTGCAGCTGTAAAATTCTCGTTTGATTTGCCCAACTGTTCTGAGTGCGTGCAAAGTCACCCGTTGCATTGCTCAACTGACCGAGTACAAAGTTATATCTAAGCGTTACCTTTTCTGCCTCAGTCATAGCAGATGTGGTCTTGCCCCATCCGTTTGCCATTGCGTAATTGTCAAGTGCGTTCTGCGTCATCACAATGCCAAGGTCTTTGAGCGTTTCGGTTTCACCGCTGAAAACAGATTTTAGCTTTGTGTACGCCTCGTCTTGTGTGATGTTATAAAATGACGCCACATCGCCCGTAAGAGCGGTTAATGATGTTGACATATCAAATGCCTGCTGTTCTGTAAAGCCGAAAGCCTCCGCCATAGAACCAAAAGTGCCGACATATTTTTTAGCCATAGTTTCGGATAAGCCGTAAGCATTTTGCGCCGACTTTGCCCAATCGTCCACACTTGCAGACATATGGCTGAAAGTGACATCAACTACATTCTGCACTTCTGCAAGGTCCGAGCCAAGCTCTATGCTTTCCTTGCTAAAACTTACAACCGCCGCCGTACCGAAAGCGGTAAGCAGCGTTCTGCCAATCATTTTCGCCTTGCTTTGCAGTCTGTCAACAGCCGTTCTGACTGTTTGTAATGATTGCTTAGCCTTTTTTGCACTCATAGAAACTGATTTCTTAACGCTTTCGCAAGTATCATTTGTGCTTTTGCCGACTGCCTCTGTGTTGCGATTAGCTGTGCTCTCAACCTTATCAACAACATTTTCGGCAGATTGCTCGACAGATTCTGATACCTTTTGCGCTGCCTGTGCGGTTTGCTTTGCCGAAATTTGAGCCTGTTCGGTTTTTTCTTGCGTAGCAGTAATTTCACGCTTTGCAGAGTTTTCTGCCGCCTGAGCCGATTTATCAGCCTGCCCTTTAGCAGTTTGTGCTGTCTGCCTTGCCCCCGACTGTGCTTTCTTTTTAGCCGCCTCAATAGCTTTATTGATTCTTGCAATATCGCTGTTAAGACTGCTTGTGTCGATTTTGGTATTAAAAATCAAACTACCGTCAACCGCCATGTAATCACACTCCTTTCTGCATAAAAATAAGGGCGTTGCAAAATGCTACACCCTTGGTATAAAAACAGCGCACACCCGAAGATGTACGCTGTTTGACAATTTTATTTATTTGTTATGGCTCAAAAGTTACAGTTTTAGATACAAAATCGTGTGACCTATCACCCCAGTTAAATGCTTTTATCGATAAGTCAATTTTTTCTATACTGCTTATTTGATTTTCTTTAATAAATTCTGTTGTTACGGTAAAACTGTCATTTAATTTCTTTTTACTGTTTACCAATGATGAAAAAATCGGTTCAAACATATAATCATTAATTGATACATTGCGGAACTGAATTTCGTAGTCATAATCAGAATTATTTTCAATATATAATTTTATATCTGTACCATATTCAGTTTCTTCTTTACCCTTGTATATAACTTTAACTCCGTTCTCATCAATAATAGTCTTATCGTTTTGAGTATCGGTTGTTGTTTCTGTAATCACTTTACTTTCGGATGTTGAAGTATTAGCTTTATCTTTACGAAAATCATATGATGTGTATTTTTCGCCATAAACAGTTATGTAATCCAACAATATTGCCGGGGTATTAGTAACATCGCTAAAACCAGCATATTCGCCGAAGAAAAGTACACTTGCCCCCTTCGTTAAATTTTTTGGCTTGTCTGTATCTCCTCCCGGAGAGAATGAAGCCAACCAACTGCCGTTATCCTCGGAAGTAACGTTAAAACACATAAATCCTGAGCGGTTATAAACATCATCTACTGTACCTTTTACATAAATTTTAGTACCGGATAACCCATTATCTTCTGCATATGAATTATATATGTCAAAATCACCATATTTATATCCGTCAATATCTCTTTGATTAATCGATGTTGTTTCCTCCTGCGAAATTTCAGAAGTAGAAGAACACCCAAACAAAGTACATATAAATAAAGCTGACAATACAATACAGATAAATTTTCTTTTCAATTTTTTTCTCTCCTTTATGTATCATCTATACCAATTAACCTTTAGTTAATCTTTAGTTTTATACTCATATGCCATTAATAGACCTATAATTATACCAAAACCCGCAATACAGAGAGTTAAACCTTTGTAAAATTTGCTGTTCATAAAATCACTCCTCTGTTACATAATATAACAAAGTTTGTGTATTGTCAACAATAATTTTGTGTAACACCTATACAAGATTGTTTATAAAATCCTCTTCGGCGTCAAGTTCTGCTTGCTGTTCGGGAGAGAGCTTTTCCTTGATGTCAACAAGCTCTTTGTGCTCGTTGTAAAAATCACGCTCCCATTTTTCAAGCTTTTTGCCCTTAGCACGCTTGCCTCTTATGTTAATTACCTGCGAGAGCAAGCCGTCGCCTACCTCGCTGAAATAGCCGAGAAAAGTCCACCAATGCACATAGCTTGCAATCCTTGTTTCAAAGCCTGCAACCTTGTTAAGTGCTGGGAAAATAATGCTTTCGTCATAGCTCCAATCAATAATTTTGACTGGAGCTTTTTTCGATTTCGGCACATCTCCGCCGTCAAGAAACCACAATGCCTTTTTGAGTGCCTCCTCAACATTCTTTGGAACTTCCTTGTATAAGCAATTCAAGCATACTGCCGCTTTTTCGCCGTAGGTTAGCTCTTTGTCGGCATAAGCCTCGAAAATCAAGAGAGCAATACGAAAATCGGAATTAATCTCGTACTGCTCTCCGTCTATTTCAAGGCTTGTAGGAAGTAATCCAATCACTTTGCAAGCCTCTTTGCTTGATTGAGGTACTTCTCAATATGCTTGCTCTGCTGAGCGTGTGCGTTTTCAATGTCACTTACGATGACCGGCACAACGCAGTTGAGAAAGTTCTCAAAAATCATACTGCCGTCGTCACAGATAGACAAGCAATTCACATCGCCAAACGCACCCTGACTTACACCTGCACCGAGAACATAGTCTATTTCTCGGCGGATTTCATTGTCAACATCAAGAAAAATTTCAAAGGTTACATCCTCGGGTTTCATATTCTTGTACTTCTGCACAAGCTCTTCTGTGCGTTCTGTCAGCTTGTTGAGTCGCTCAACGAGTGAGTAGTCTGTGGTGTTAATCTTGATTACTGTGTTTTCATCATTGTTGATTGCATATGTTTTTAAGGGTGTTTTAAAATTCAAACTCTGCATAGAATCACTCCTTATACAGTTTCGGTAAATGTCGGTACCTTATCTGAGATTGTCGCTGTACCCTGCTTTCTGTTGCCGTCAAATGTAACATTAAACGGAATGTTTACACCGCCCTGTGCACCGCCGTATGACTGCGGTTTAACGATGCAGTCCTCAATCCAAGCATCATAAGGGCCTGTTTTCTTGTCAATGAGCACTTCAAGAATTTTGGTTTTGCAGTCATCACCGGTAAGGCGGTTCATTGCAATATCCTTGATTTTCGGGTAAATGCTGTCACCTGTATTTGCGTAATATGTTCCTGCGTCAAGGGTAGGCTCGTAGCCATTGTCATTTACAGAGGTTTCATCAAGAATGTTCTTTACTGTGCTTGTGTCCGGACTAAGCTCGACCGACATATCGTCAATGTCCTTGCCGATAAGATACCACTTTGGACTTTCGCCTGTGCCAAAGCTTGCGTCAATAAAATGTAAAAGGTAACTTCTTTTGAGTTTACCGATATCGGGTGTTGATACTGCCATAATAATTCCTCACTTTCAATTTTTAATCAATTTTCAATAGCGTATTGGGCGGTGATTTGCAATTGGTACTGCACACCGCCGTTGTTGTTTTCGTCAGGTATGCTGTAAAGCATTCCGTTTGAGCAAGTGAGTTTTTTAAGCTCACCGTATAAAATGTTGTCGCCGACTTCAACTTCTATGTCACCCTCTGCGTGCCGTTCAAGCCACATTTGCAGTTCAAGCAACATTCCGCTGTTTACAAGGCGGTCATAATCGTTGAGTGACTGGCAGGTTGCGTACAGGATAAAGGTGTGATTGCGTGTTTGATTTCCTAAAATGTCTTCGCTGACAAGCGTGTCGCCTGTCGGAGAAAGTCCAAAATCCTGTACTTTGTTTGTTGAATAATCAATGTGCACAAGCTCGCCGATTTTCGGAAACTCCTGCACAACGGACCTTACAAGTTCGATTATATTCATTTTGCATTACTCCCAAGTCTTCTTGCCGCCGCTTGCAGAATATCCCTTTTGCGGTCGGCTTTCATTCGCTCAAACCACATTTTGCCCGCAAGCGGGTGCTTGTCCTTGCTGTAGTGAATATCTCTGCCTGTCGGGTGTTTTTTCTTGCCTTTAGGACTTCGCCAACCGATTATAATGCCGTCACCGCTATAGCGTCCGAATACGATATGCTCCGTACCGTCTTTTTCTCGCACGATCGGATAGTTAGGACCATACACCTTGCCATAGTAAAGATACCTTGCATAAGGTGTAATCTGTTTAATTTCTCCACTGCCGATAACGGTATGTATAGTTGCGGAGTTTTCGAGTACACCCATTTTAAAAGGTGTGTACGGCTTCATCAGCTTAATGCAATCCTTGTCAACCTCTCGTTGTGCTCTTGCTATATGCTTGTTTAAATCATTAGCAAATTCTTTATTCCACTTGAGAGAAAGAGTGCCGCTAACATCTGTCGGCTGATTTACATTAAAAAGCATTTAATCACCTCGCAGATACTTTGATGTGCTGTAAATCCGCAGGGCCGTAAAGCAAACGGTCAATACTCATTACTGTGTGAATTTCGTATTTGTCACGCAAGGTTTTTAGGCTCTCTGATACGCTCCTGTCGCTTGAATTATCAAAGATGAAATTACACTCACCTTTTACAATAATGTCTTGAGAGGGGGACAGAGGGGATATATCAGCGTTTGGAAACAGACCGTTGCTCGGAAATAAAAAATCATTCGGAGCAAGAACAAGCGCATTTAACGGAATGTATATAGCTATTCCGTCAGCGTTCTGCATTCCGCTTTTAAGTACGTTAGCGGCTTTGCACTCCTGCCAATGGCAATGCGGAATAATAAGCCTGTCAAACCCTTTGCCGTTAAATCTGTAAAGGGTCATCATAGTATCCGTAAACATAATCAAACACCTCTGTACAAAAGGTCTGTGTCTGCAAGATACTTATATACTGCGGATTTAACACATCGTGTAAGTTGCTTTTTGCGAACCTCACAGCTTTCATACGAGCGTGACACATCTCCGACTTTTTCTGATGTTATGCCCTCACTGCCGCTCATATTATCGGCTTTATACATCAGCTCTGCGACCTCACAGCAACAAAGTTTCACAGGCTCGATTATATCCTTTGTATCGTCGATATTTGAGCCTGTGTAAGCATTAATAATAAGCGTTGCCTCTCTTGCATAGTAGGCAAAAGCGGAGGTAATGACCGCTTTTCTGCCACATAGATATTCGGATTTATAATAATTTTCGTCAGCGTAAACGGTCAATATTAGCACCTTCTTAAGCCTTAGCGGCAGCGTGGAGATAAATGCCCGCTGTCTTATTTTCGTAAACATCTGCAATGCCTACCATTCTGTAACCGAACTTGTAACCGTCCGAATCCTGATTCACAGCAGGTTCGATGACCTTGGTATCAAGGTGCTTTGTAAACTGAATAAGCGCAGGCTTATGAATAATCATAAAGTTGATGTTTGAGGCGGCAGTGGCTTTCTGATAGCCGCCCTTGGTCTTGCCGCTTGATGTGCCGTCAAGCTGTTCAATCGCTGTATAAAAGCGTGTCTGCGGCACTGTGATAATCTTAGCAAATCTGCTGAGAACCTCTCTTGACTTTGTTGTGTCCAAATCCTGCACAAGTCCGTAAAGAGTTGGTGTAATGTAAAGGTAACGCTGCTCGTACGGAACTTCGTCCTCGTCCATCTGAGTAGTACCTTTGCGGAGTGCTTCAATTACCGCCGCACCTGTGGTAAGGTTTGCAGGTGTGGCAGAGGTAATACCTGCGTGACTTGCGTATGCGGCAAAGCGGAATGCGTCAAGCTCCGGCACAACCTTTGTGCGGATAAACTCGCCCGAAAGTCTGCCGAACGCAACGCCTGCGGTTTCTACATTGTCCATTGTATCAACAGTAAACATTCTGCCACGGTCGAAGTTACATTTAACCGTTTCGTTAGTAAGGGTAACATCGCCGCCAACATATCCGCTGTTACGGGAATAATTTGCAAGTCCGTCCATTGAAATCATTGGAATAATAAGTTCATTGGAGTTTGCGCCCGCTGTCGCAAGGTCGGACGCACCGTCAAGCTCGCTTGTAAGTGCCGACTGCTTATAAACCTCATCGAGCAAGGCTGTGTAAGTTTTAAAAAGTGCAATAGAATTTGCCATAAATTTTCACCTCATTAATTATTTTTCGTCTGTACTAAGTCCCATTGCCGCTCTCATACTTGCAAGAGGGTTTGACTTAATACCTGCGTTTCCTGTATTCTTTACAGGATTTTGGAACGGCTCATCAGAACCGAACATATAGCTGTTTTCGCTCTTAACGCTTTCAAGAGCCTTAGTAATATCGTCTGCCTGATTTTTTGATGTTTTAAGACTGTCAAGGTCAAGCAAAGCCTTGACCGCCGTTGCGTTTCTCGCACCGCTCTTTGAAATAGCGCCGTCAAGTACAGAGTTAAACTCCATATCGGCAATTTTTGTCTGATACTCGGTTTCTTTGTCTTTAAGGCTTGTGTTGAGTTTTGCGATCTCGCCTTTAAGATTTTCGACATCTACGCCCTCAAACTCTTTAAGTGCTGTCTGTGCTGTTTCAAGCTGTGATTTGTAATTATCTCTTGCTGTTGTGATTTTTTCAACCTCTGCAACAGTCTTGTAATTTGCAAGCACCGCCTTGTCAAACTCTGCCTTTTTCTCATTGGGAATCGTAATACCGATTTCAGAGAGAAGTGTGTGTATGTTCTTCATAATATAAATCCTTTCTGCATAGCTTATATTCCGCTTTGCCTGCGGTAGAAATTCAGCCGTATAAACCAACGGCGGGGTAAAATAAAAGCACCTATGCAATCAAATGCAAGGGTGCTTAATCTGCTTTATTTTTGTTGTCTTCAACCTCAATAACAAAACCTCTGTCAATAAGGCTTTTCGCTCGGTCTTTGGTACATTCAAAGACTTCATTGACAGGTCTGTTGATAAGACCGTTCATTTTATCGTTAAACGACACAACTACTTTTACTTTCATTTTGTCACCTCATTATTTATTGTTCTACTAATTCGTAAGTCTTTCTAAATATGTCAGGTTTACAAGGGTATTTTTCACCATTAACACCAGTAATAATATAATCACCGGGACTTGCTGTCATATCACCTTCAAGTGTATGTATAACGATTTTTTTGTCGGTTTGATATGCTTCTACTACAACAGCTTTTTTCCGATATTTTTTCACATTCATTTTGTCACCGCCTTTCTGATTTTGGGTATTAAAAAAGCACTCAATCTGATTGATTAAGTGCTAATCTCTGTATTAAATTCACGCATAACAAAACCGCCCACAAGGAGCGGTTAGTCTTCTTCCAAGTAGTCAAATTCACTCGACATTGAGCGTTCTTTTTCTTCGTCTGTTAATGTAGAAAGAAATTCTTCCATACATTTTATTTGCAATTCAATAGGTCCGTCGATAATTGCGTTTCTTGATTTATTTTCTTCCACTCCAAATCACCCCAGCTTTTGATTTATTTAGCAAAGTTTTAACAAATCTATCTTTTTCCTCATCGGTTTCCTTAACCACTATCTTCTTATACAATCTATTACACTCAAGAGCAAATCTATTGTTGTCAAAATCATCGGTTTTAGTTAAATATTCAACTGTGCCGTTGTTTTTTACAATAGTAATTGTTCTAACATTTTTATTTGCAAATACATCCAAATCGTTCATAGAATAACTACTGTTTCTCGGATGATTATGTAAAATAGTTAAATTTTTTCCTTTTGTCTCCAAGTATGTGCCAAAGTCAATTTTTTCATCAGAACCTGTAAATGGTTTATAGTCAACCAATCCGTCGCGAAAAACAAATGCAACTTCTTTATTGTCATTTTGTTCTTTTGAAAATTTCAAAAGTTCCTTATGTTGTTTTTGAATTTCAACCCTTTGTTCTTCAGAATATCCGGCAATATCAACTTTCGGCACTCGCTCGATAGCTTTATCTGTTATTGGCGTAATAGGCTTTTTATTTTCCTCTTTTATTATACCACTACCGCCCGATTTTTCAACACCGAATTTACCTTTAAAGGTATGATTTTCTGTGTTTTTAATCGGCAAAGAAGTAGTTTTTATTCCGCCTATCGGTGAACTGGCTTTTTTAGGCTTTGTAATACCCTCAACGCTGCTGCCGCCAACCGTTACCCTGTCCCATTGTTGAGAAAGTCCGACGCTTTTCGAGAAGTTCACATATTCATCGGAAGTTTTTACATATCTTGCACGAGCGTTAATTATTGCTTGCTCGTCAGCCCCGCCTTCTTCAAGCAATTTTATTTTCTGCCTTTGTGCCCGCATTGTGGTTTCAAGTCTGCGCTGTCTTTGGGTTGCCTCGTACTTTGTGTATGTCTTGCCGTTGTATTCTACAGGCTTGTTTTCCTCTGCGTTCATCTTGTCGAGCTGTTCATCTGTGTATGTGCGTGGAGTTATGCCGGGAGTGAAAGGCGAATATGAGTGATAGCAGTTTGCGCCGCAAAGTCCTGTTACCGTGCCAAGTCCGCACACGCTCTCGAGTTCTTCCTTACTGTACACTCTGCCTTGCCACACCTGATGGCTCGGCCTTGCTCCACTGTGCCACGATACCTCAAAGTAATTTGTGCCGAGTTTTTCGGCGTTTTCCTCATTGATTTTGCCCACAACCTGATTCAGTCCTGTTGACACCGCACGCCTTGCCGCAACGGTAACTCTATTGCTGTGACCGCTTGCATAGTCAACCGTACGCAATCCGCTGTTTGTCATTTCGGTTACGGTTTTTTCGAGTACGGTATTATAATCACTCGCACCGCTTGCAATTTCCGTGACGGCTTTATCAAGTGTTTCTTGATAATAGTCTGCAACGGGAGTAAAGCCCAAACTGCCGTCAGGCTGTCGCTTTGCAAAGCCCATTGACTGTGTAATGTTTTTACATTCGTTTTGTGTCTGCTCTTGTACGGCCCTCACAAATTGCTGTAGTGGCTCGTTTTCTGAATATGGTATAAACTCCTTGCCTTGTTCAATAAAAGCACTCTCCGCCTCGTTATATCCGCTTTCCGTTATATTTGTAAAGATGTTTTCAACTTCTTTATCGCTAAGGTTAAGTGTCCTTGCGACAATGTCTTTGATTCGCTTTTTGCTTGTACCTAAATCGTATAATCTGCTCATTTTATAGCCTGTTGACGGTATAATCTCCGCAGCTTCAAGTAACATTCTTACTATTTCCGTCATTATGCTCATTTGCAGGCTGTCAAAAATTTGCTCGAGCGCAATCGGGATTGCCTCTGTAACTTCGGGAGTAAACATCAGTCAACAACCTCCGAGGCTTGCGGCAGGTTCTTTTTTGCAGTCTTTTCGTCCTCTCCGTACCATTTCATACGATACTCATCAGGTCGCATAATTCCAAGACTCAAGTCCTGAATATCCTGTGTGCGTTCGGTCTGTTCATCGGTGAGAATACTGTCCTTAAAGTCACAAACGAATGTGTAACCGCTTGTTGCCAGCGAATTGTAAAAAGCGAGAGCATACACCAAATCGTCAAGACAATATTTAAGCTGTTTCTGAATAGCCGATACCGTGTTGTACTTTCGGTTCTTAGCCGATAATATCTCCGTAGCCGTCTTTGCGACAGTGTCGGGGTCGGATAGGTCGCCATACGCAAGGCCGACCGAAAATTCAAGTCTGCGAAGATATGTATTTAACCCGTCCGTAATATCGGATTGACGAATTGCAGGAGAAAAATCTTTGAACAATTCATTATCTCCGAGGTCAACATCTACAGCTTTGTAAAGTCTTTTGTTGAGTTTTTCAGTACCCTCTTTCTTGAAAGCTGCGGCATCAACATGTATTGCCCTTTCGCCGCTCTCAAACTCCCAATCAAGTCTGCCGAATTGTGTGTCTATTTTACGAATAAGATTTATGTCATTTGCGTAGACAGAAACACCGCAAGAAGAGCCGTCAATCGTATTTTTAATCGGTGTGCGAAAATAACCGAAAGCAGGGCGGAGCATTGCAGGGTAAGTAACAGCATTCGGCAGGCTTGCCCACTCGTCAACTGCCGCAAGCGGAATTTCTCTTCCGAGTTGCCCCTCACTTGCAGACACATAAGCAGTGTTGGTAATTGTCAAGCCCTTGTCCTTATCAAGGCTATGATATTCAAGCCTTGTGTAATAGTTGTCGCCGATCTTCTTAAATTCAGGAAAGATAACTTTTACAAGCCTATGCCTTGCGTCAAATTCAATCGGCACAAAGGCATTTGCGGAAATATACTGCACCTTGTCGCCGCCTAACGGTTTAATCACCATTGCGCCTGTTGCAAGGCCCGACTGCAATTCGGAGTTAAGGTCTTCCGTTGCGGTTTCAAAGATTTTCTGCAATTTGTCATTGCTTACGCTTGCGGTCATTTCGTTAAGCGTGATGTTTGCAAACTCTCTTGTAATCGCCTGCTCAAGCCTTAAACTTATAACGCTGTCGGAAAGCCAAAAAGCCTGCCCCGCAAAGCATTTCTGCCACATTTCAATGCTTTGCATCATATCATCCGTAATCGCAAGTTTAACGCCCAAAGCCTGTTTAATATCCTTTAGAGGGAACATTCTCTGCCAAACTCCTTTCAAAAAATTTATGAATTGCATTTCACACCGCCCTTATAAATCTTTTTATATCCCGTTCAAATGTGTATTCAAAACTGTCGAGGCTGTCGATGTCGGTTGAACCGTCGTCAAGTCGTTCGTCAACAAGTTTTTTATCATTCCATACAGCCTCGCACAATGCCGTTTTAAGCGTATCGCAGCCGTCAGTGTAAAAGAATCTGCCCGCGCCCATAAGTCGCAGCAGGCATTGAATACGGTCCTGTACGGGGTATTTGCGTGCGGGTCTGACTATGGTATTTGGGAAATGCTCTTCAAACGCTCGTTTAATGCCTCTGCCGAGCACGGTTTCGGCGTTATCCCAATACACAAAGTCAACAACACCGCACAAATCAAAAACAGACTGTGCAAAATTAATTGCCAGCCTGTCAATGTCGTTTCCGTCGTATTCACCGAAGTGTCGTTCGCTTTTCAGTGCTATTAAATTATTGTAGCCTCTTGTCTTTGCCGTTGCCACAAATGCGTGGCCCGATTTATTGCCGCCGAAGTCAATGCCGATTGTTACTTCTTCAAGTTCCGATTTCAAAAACTGCCTGTACGGTAAATCCGTGTTGATTTTGTCGGTAATTTGACAGTAAGATTTTTTGGGATTATCGGCAAATCGGCGGTAAATAGCACCCTCGGCACGCACCCACTTGCCAAGAATAAGACGGTCATAGAAAATTGTACCCTCATATTCATTGCAAAGGTTCTTCACAAACTCCTCGGATAAGAATTTATTATCGAAAATCGTGTATTCCTGCAAATAAATATCTGCGTCGCTGTCTATGAATTTCTTGAGCCAATGGGTTGGGTGTTCAGGGTTTAAACTGCCGTCAAAGCACGAATAAGGCTTGTCAAGTCGGGATTTAAGCATATTGAAAACATCTTCGTTCCACTTTGCAACCTCATCACCGTAAATATATTTTGCCGACGCACCCTGAATTTTAGCAACCTGACTGACCTTTTCCGCACCCAAACAGTACACATCTTCACCGCACACTTTTGCAATGTTTCGGCTGTTAATCGTACCGACAACATCAGAGGTGTAACGCTCTCGCATAGGCTGCAGTACATTTCGCTCAATGGTTTCTTTTGACACGCCTATGATAAAGCACAAACCGTCCTTACCGATCCGCTCTCGAATACGCATAGGCACAATATAGGTGACATCAACAAAACTTTTGCCCGAACGCACCGCACCGCTTTTTATGTTCCAGCGATGTGTTGCGTTTGCTATGTATTCCTTTTGCTTACTCGTGTACGACATTGTCTGTGCTCCTTTCTGCGTCATCTTTGATTTCTTTCAAAATGCTGTCGAGCTTGTCAAGTGCGGTCTTGTCGGTTTCCTCTTTTTGCTTATCCCGCCACTTGTCGGGGCGGCGGTTTTTCAGCCAAAATATTTGTGCAGTAGTGTTGCCCTCAAGAGCAGAGGACAACAAAGCATTTTCAACTTCATAGTCCACAACCTCTTTGCCCTTTTTTAGGGACTCCGAAATCTCCGAATACTTTTTCTTCCACTCATAAAATGTTGATACTGTAATTCCTATATTCTTAGCTATCTGCTCATCGGTCAGACCGTCCCTTGCCCAGCCCTCAAGCAGTAGTAAATTTTCTTTTTTAAGCCATTTTTCATACTTTCCTTTTGCCACCGTCACCACCTCTCTTTATGTAAAATAAGCAAAAGAAAAGAGAGTACTAAATGCACTCTCCATTAATCAGTATTAAGCGTTAAAGCATTAATTCTGTCATTCAATTCTATCAGTGTATTTTTCACATTTAGATAGTCTTTAGGTGCGAATCGTTTATCGTTCTTATTATGAAACATAAATTGAGATCATCTAGACAGCTCCTCTATGTATTTTTTATTCCGTAACTAGCGTTGTATTACGATTAAATTTATGATTATTAAGGTCAAACTTTAATTTATCGCTAACATTTTGCGTATTAGAAAGCAATCTTATTGAGTCTTCCATAGCATCTAACTTTGAATATATTGATTTCATCATAATTCTATCGAAAACGACCTCATCAACTTTGGAATTATCCACTTTTGCATTTTCTAAATTGACTATGTTCATTAACGAAAATGAACCATTTTCATAAGTTTCCTTTATTGCATTAGCAATATCATCTTTTGCATTCATAACATTTTCATACAATCTATCTTTCTTATAAAAAACAGTATTAATTCCTGCTACATCAAAAATTTTATCAGTAGCATCATCCTGTACCAAAACTACTTTTTTACCATAGGCTTGTCGAATTCCTAATTCATACATAACATTCGGATTTCTTGAACTTAAATCACAAATTGCCATATCACATTCAACTAAATTTTTCAAAATTTTTTTCATTATCGAATCACATATTTGATCGCTATCTGCTCTTATAGGTTCAAATCCTGCTTTTTGGACAGCAGGAACAATTATCTGTTCGTATATTTTATCAAAATGACCTGCAGGATATTTTGGCTGGTCTGATATAGGCATTATAACAAAACAGGTTTTTACCTTATTTTCTTCGCTCATATGCAACTCTCCTTAGTTGTAATATATCACTAATCTATCATATTATTTGACACAATTCAACAGATTTTACATTTTTCTGTAAACCGCACAATTAAGAAAGTAATAATTTGTATAAAATAACCACACACAACACAGACCGCCCTCAACGAGAGCGGTCTGCCGTTATTTTTGAAAAAGGAGAACTACAAAATGTCTCTTATTATCGATTTCTTCATTTTATATTATATCACCCTTAGAACGGAAAAACGGACAAATTTACCAATGGTGGCGGTTGCACATTTTTCTTATGTTATCCGGTGTATTTATTCCGCCTGTATCAACTGCTATCTTCGCCCAGCTGTATCGCAGGCTAAGGTGCATAAATAAGCAGTTCTCCACAAAATCGTCACGAGATAGGCTGTTGAGTGCTGCGTTTCGGCGGATTTCAAGGTTTTGTATCTCCCTTTGAATATCTGCAATCTGCACCACCGCATTGCCGACCTTGTCAGATGTTTGACCTGCACTCGGTAAATCCGACAGCTTAGGCGATGTATTGTCAGCCTCGGCGGCTATGCGTGCAATCTTAGCTTTTAACCTCGTAATTTCTCGGTTTATGTCTTTGATTTCTTTTGCGGTCATTCTTCTACCTCACTTTCAAGCCAATGTTTTGTGCAGTTAATACAATTATGATTAAATTTTTCACCTATTTCGCAATCGCAATAACTATATAGTTCTTGGAGGGATAGCTTTTCACGCTCAAAATCCACAACTTTTTTAAAATTTTCTTTTTCAAAATAAAATATTACAGGTTCTTTTATTTCTCTGATTAAGCCGTATTTCTTAGCTAATCTAAAAATAAAAACCTTTTCCAGTCTTGATAGTATTTTACCTAATTGCTCTCTAAAATCTTCAACCGACATTGTAGATTTATAAAAATTACACATTCTGCAAGCAGGATTATAATTTTCAATATCGTTTGCACCGTCATACCAATACACGCTCTGTATATGGTCAACTTGCATTTCCTTTAACGCAAGTTCACAACCACAATAAGCACAATGACCGTTGTATTTTTCGTAAACTTTTAGTCTTGTAGATTTTGATATATGCTTTCTTGTCGGCAATTTATATCACACTCCTTTTTGATTTAATATCGCATATTTTCTCTGTGCTTGCTTAATTCTCGCAGATCTGCAGTCCTTGCAAATGTCATTACTTTTTCGTTCATAAAAGGTAATTCCACACCTTTTGCAGAATTGTGGGTCTATTCTATTAAATGATGTGCAGCTGTCACAGTCTTTTTCGTTTGCCGTGCAGCCTTTGACGCTGTCCCAGTGTGTGCAATATTCCTTCTGCCAGAAATCTGCGTACTCACTCTCAACATTTGAGTTCTCTTTCGCAACACATTTAATTTCACCTGCAAGCATAGATAACAAGACTTTTACCTTCTCCTTGTCCTCATCAGACATAAACCTCTTGTATTTAATCGTCCTGTCCGGAAGATTATCGCCAAACTGACCATTGCCAATGTATGCTCTTACCTTATCAAGCCTTTCGGTCAAGTAATAGTCAAATACTCGACCTCTGATAGCTTTAGCAGATTTATCAAGCACATCTGACATTTCTTCATACTTATAGCCTGATTTAATCATTTCACCAAGCTTCTTAAATTCTTCAGCCGTCCACTTTATGTGATTATTTGCCTTAACCGGTCGCTCCTTAATACCAAGTCCTAATATTCTTCTCTGTATTGCTCCTTCCGTTCTATTAAGCAGTATCGATAATTCTCTATAGCTATATTTATGTTCAGCAAGAAATTTCTTAAGTCGCTCATCTTCAACAGCAGTCCAAGGTGATGTAATAAATTTATGGCTGTGCCTTATATCAGCTCTTCGCTTTTTATCAACCCAATCAGGTTCTACACCAAGATAATACTTTTCAAATTTGGAGAAATTCAAAAAGCTCTGATTCTTGTATGCCCATTCCCAAAATTCATCAATATAAACTACCTCAAACTTTTCTTTCTGCCTGCAAATCGTATGTAGAGGAAGGCCTCGATTTTGTGCCCAAGAAATTTTGATGTAACCTCCGCTACTTTGATTACCATAAACAGCTTCGCTCAAATATGATAAAGTTACATATCTTTCTCCACAGCTCAGAAAAGTTCCAAGCTTTAATTTATTAACTTTGTTAAGTACCGAATAAACAGAGCGTGATAAATGTTTTGTAATGTTTTTTACACTAACATTTCCCCACGCAGATGTTAAATATTCAACTTCTTCTGTTGTCCAATTTCGTCTCATTTTGTATACCTACAACACCAGCCAGTACCTATCTGCTCTGAATACGGACATTTTTTACAGCAATAGACACATACATATAATCCTTGTTTAGAATATGGGCACTTTCTTATACTGTATGGATTATATTGATTTTTACATTTGCAACAAGTATTCAAATTCATTTGTACTCACCTAACTTCAAATATCTTTCGATTGCTTGTTTTGCAGACACACAGCCATAACAAACTTTGACTGCATATCCATTTTGAGATAAGTTGCATAACCACTTATCTTGATGTTCCGATGTTTTGTTTTGGCCAACTTTAAGTTCAATATATAATCCATGATATTTTCCTTTTGGTACGGCCAAACATAAGTCGGGTACTCCCGCTTTAACTCCTTGCAACTTAAGATGTGCAGCCTCGATTCTATCTCTCTTCCCTCCGTTTGGAACAGCGTATAACATTTCAAGTTCAGGATGTATTTTCTTCAACACACAAGTCTTTGCCCATTTAATGAGCTCTGCCTGTTCCTGTGCCTCAGTTTTCAAATTGCTTTTTGAATTTATCATAGCATTCATCGCACAGAAATCCGAGAATGGTTGAACTGCAATTTCTGCCTTTCGTAACACCAATTCGGAACATTTCGTTCTTAGGTTTTTCTTTTCTACAACGGCCACATTTGCCCCACCTTAGGTTTTTTCTTCCTTCCGATACATTATGCCTTGTCAGTTCTTTAGGCAAATCGTGGGGCAAATCTTCCCGCTTAGTGTTGAAATAAATTGGTAACTTAAATTGAGCAGCTATCGCTATAAGTTTCATCGATAAGTTAGACTTCTTAACTTGCTTGTCATCAACTAAAATCCATTCAGGTTTGGGAGCAAATTCAGGATATTCGTTTAAAAATTTCTCAAGTAGTGTAACTGTTTTTGCTGTCCATTTATTGAGTTTTAAAAATAAATGTCCTGAATTCAACTTAAGGTAGTTCATTTTGATTACATTCATTGTTTCAGCATTGAATTCATATCCAAACCAAATATTTTCGCTTATAAGTATCATATTCTCACATATAAATTTACAAAATTCTTCGGGGGTGTCTGTTGTGAAAACAAAAGTATGATTAGGATTTTCGCTGCAAATTGTAAATACTTGTTTAAGCCATTCGTGAGGCATTAAAAATGTATCAGCAAATGGGTTAACAAATAATATTCTGCCGGTTAAATAACGCTCTGACGGCGTTTTAAAACGATATTTATGAAGCGTTGGATTTGTACCAAACGGAGCCATAATAAAATTTTTATCTGTGCTATAAGACTTAAACGGCTCATCAAGTTCATAATAACCTTCTGAAAATAATTTATATTTGTCTTCATGTGATAAGTTGTATCTCACATCACCCGAAAAACGGCAACAATGACTTTTTATTCTTGACTTAATCTTGTCTGATGAAATAATTGGTGTACCAGTTATCGGATTCCACATTTCATCATACCAACCTCGTTTATTCATTCGTTTACACTCCCTTTCGTGAAACGGTAATTTTTAAATTTGTCTGGCTTTATAAAAATTTTATGTTCGGCCATTTCTGCAATACGACTGCCAAGAGCCTCATCAATCTGCGAAATTTGTTCAAGTGATAATTCAGATGTTATGATTGTAGGTAATTCTTCATTGTACCTGTAATTTATTATTTTGAAAGTTGCATTGACATCCGCTGTCGATACAAAATCACCTCTGCGAGTTTTAAAGAAGTCATCTATGTAAAGCACTTCTGCCTGCTTATATGAATTAATGAGTGTTTCATATACCTCTGCATTATTCGAAACCTGTTTAATCTTTGTAATATCATCTTGCCATAGCATATATTTGGCAGCGTTGCCATTGCGTATCAATTTTCCGACCATAGCTGTGCATAAATGTGTTTTACCACAACCCGGTTGACCACCAAAGAAAAACCATCCTTTGCAGGTTCGTACATATTCGCAAGCCTCTCTTAAAACAAATTCCTGCCATTCAGATGTTACTTTGTAAGAGTCAAATGTATATCTCTTAAGAAGTTTCTGTAACCCACTGTTCTGCATTCTATGAACTTCATCTCTGATTTTCAAGCAGTCACATTTGCAAGCAACTACATGAAATGTTTGTTGTCCAAAAGGGTCTTCATCTTCTTTCACGATGTAAATATAACCTCGATTTTTGCACTTTTCGCAGTCATATCCTGTAAGCTTTCCGATTGTTGAATTAAACACCTTTGCTTCTTGCTCTGCTCGTTCTCTTGGAGTCTGTTCAGAAGACTTTTTCGCCCGTTGGATAATTTCCTCCGCTTGCTGTGGGGACAGTATTCTTGATATTATCGATTGAATTGGATCCATAGCCCACTCCTCCTCTGTCTTGAACTTTATTAAGCCATTTCGTAATAAAACCTTTAATACCGTTCTTTGTTTTTCTTCTGCTCGGATTAGCCTCCAGCCAACCAAGCATTGAACGCAACTGCTGTTCAACATCAACAGCAGGATATAGTTCCTTGTAGTGTTGTATGTCGGAAACAGATACTTGGTATTTACTCTTATCATTCAATGGTAAGGATATAAAACATTCACCAACGGTGTTGGCTGCTTCTGCAGACGGCACCGTATAATTATTATTAATAATTACTTTACTTTTCTTTACTTTACTTTCCTTTGTCTCATTTTCGGAGAGATTATGCTCATTTTCGGAGAGATTATGCTCATTTTCAGGTATAATTATATAAGCCTTTGTTTCATCTTTTTTCAAAAGCCAATAATCTCTATTAATTGTGCGACCTCGCTTAGAGCGTTTTTCGATAGCGTACATATATCTTTCTTGCATCATTTTATTTGTTAGTACTCTCTCCCTATCGAACAGCCTATTGTCAAACAGCCCAATTCGTAAGCAAAGTTGTACTATCTGCTTTACTGTATCTGATTTAATTCCACCGCTCATTCGTTTTGCTATCGTGGCAGCACTGGTTTCTTCTCGCCATTCATAGTAATAACCATTAGTGGCATATGCTTTCGTGCATATGAAGTAGAACACTCCAAAGCCGTTCCATCCTTGTGCATCGATAAGCACATCAAATCTCTCATCGTCATCGAACATGTGAACATCCCAACCGGCGAAGTCTAACCCTCGCTTTGGTTGTCCAGCCATTCACTACATCACTCCTTTGTATTGAGTTTGAGTTTTTTACAGAGATACTCGTCGAGTTCTATGCCATAGATTTTATACTTTTCAAACAGTTCTTTTTCATGCCAATGTGCTTCATCGTGATGTTTTCTGCAAAGGCAGATGGCTCTAAGTCCTATATGAACTATCTGTTCCCTGTCTCGGCCCATCCCAACTCTATCAACATGATGAATTTCGCCGGGAGCATTGCATATCGCACACTTACGATTTTCAAGACAGCTATATAAATATCTACCAATATCATCTGTAACATTAAGCAAGGTATCTCTTGTACCGATGTTCTGATAAAAACAAAAGTCTATCAGATAGCTTATGAAATCCCTTGCTACGCTTTTTTCGCAGTCTGCCAAGGAGAAATACTTTATTCCAAACTCACCACAAAAGTTAAATTTGAAGTATTCCTTTATCCATTCCGGATTATCACCACACCAGAATGCAATATCTCTGATTACTGCGTATATTTTTCTTCGTTGTTCGGCAGATATTTCTCTACCGTCAACTATTCTTATTTCAACCTCGTTGACCTGTTTTTGTGAAAGTTCTCTGCCAATGCGGTCACGAGGTCTTACTATTAAGTTGTAGCCGTCATATGCCACTATATTTGCTGATGTAATCATAATAATAAGACCTCATGTTGGTGCATATAAACATAAGCACTGTTGACACCCATGTTCTGATACAACCATTCATCGCATTTTTCTTTGCTCAAATGTGTACGAAGAACTCTCTCCTCGTACACATATTGACCATTCATTCTCTTATCTTTTATTCGATTAATAATTTCATCTTGAGTGAAATTAGCCTCGATAAGATACAAGTCATAATTTTTAGCTACGATATGAGATATATCCGCAGTATCGGTAGCATATATGACTTTATATATCCCCTGTTGAGTGCGAAAGTAGAGCTTCCAGCCTACATTAGGCACATCGTGTCTTAACGGAAAAGTTGAAAATGTAATATTGCCTATTGTGTACCATTTGCTCTCAGTAACTATACACGAACTTTTTATCAGAAAGGGGGGTTCAAAATCGCTAAAATGTCTGCACAGATAATTTGGGTAGATTATCTTAATTAGGGGGTGTTCGTTAATAAGTCTCTTAATGGTTGCAATATTGCAATGATCTCTGTGTTGATGAGTTAGGAAAATATACTTAATCTTATCAACAACTTTCGCATCAACAAGTTTGCTAAAAGGCACTCCGCAATCAATTAAGGTCTGACCACCAAGAAAGACTGCGTTGCCTTTAGAGCCTGTACTAATAATATCTAAATCAATCATCTTGCTCACTCTGCAAGATCATCAATTGAGAAAACTTCATCATCGGTCTGCTGTTCAGATGGTTCTGGTAATGTTACATCAGAAGGTACATCTGCATCAATCATTGTATTCGTTTCGTAATCTGGAGTACCGTCGGCATTGATAATATGATTGTCAGATTCATACGCTGTCTGCATTTCAACACTCATAACGCCCCATTTGCTGATAAGTTGTCTAAGCATCGTCTTTTTAGCCATTGCATCAAAATCCTTTGCCCAAAATGTATAGCTTGTACCCTTCTTGATATCATTTGCATATCCAGCTGAATACTTCATTGCGTGCTGTTTCATCTTATCCTTACTCCAGTAAAGAGCTTTCTCAAAGCCGTTTACATAGCGAAAATAAGCATAGTATCCGATTGTTTCAGCTGTTTCACGCTCTGTTTCATCTTCAATCATTTTGATTGTAATTTCTTCTGTAAGCGGATCCCAATTGAGAAGTTCTCCCTCTTTGATTTCCACCACATTAAGTTTCTTATACTGTCCTGAACGGATAGCAAGCTGAATATAGCCACGATAACCGAGAACGAATGTTGCTGTTGTACGATTGTTCTTACGGTCCTTAAACGGAACCATGTAATACTGTCCGAGCTGTGGTGATGGTGGCAACCCGAGCGAATGTCCGCAAAGTGCCGCTGAAAGAATTGTTCCAGCATCACATTCTTCGAGTGCCGGGTTAGTGCTTACCACAGATGTGATAGCCGCCGTAAACTTTTGGATTTCCTTCGGGTCTTTCATTGAATTTGAAAGGCTTTTCTGAAAAGCCACTGTCTGGAGCATGGCTGAAAATTTTGGTTTTCTCTGCTGAATCTGATTCTGAATGTTATAATTACTCATATCTTAATCCCCTTTCGTTGATTAACTTTTTAACTGCTATTGCAAAATCTTTAAGCTGCGTTTTAGTACCATATACTGTAAATGTAAGAGGAAATACTTTTTCATCGGTTTGATTAATATGTGGTTCTTCTTCCGGTGGAGCTACTTCTACTGCAACGTTTGCCTCGAACGGTTCATATTCGTTCAATGTTGCTTGCTCGTTAAGTTCTGCTTTCTCACGCTCTGTTTTTTCAGCTTCTGCTCGTACTCGTTCTGCCTCAATAGCCTTGAATTTTTCACTTACAAGTGTTATTGCTTTGCTTGCATTAAGAAACGTCATACCATCAACTTTTTTGTAGTGATACAATATTTCGTCCTTGTGTTCCTGCGTAGCAATAAGTTTCAAATCGTCCATAACTTTATCAAGAAAAGCTTTAATATTTTCTCTTAGCTTCTTTAAAGTCACTGTCATAGTTATGTTTAAACCGACCTGCTCAAATTTTATAAAGTCAATGCCGAGAGCCTGTGAGTATTCGTCAAAATAATCCTTTGACTTCTCATACTTTTCTCTTTTCAAACCTTGCTCAATAGCCTCAATCTTGCCTTTCAAAGCTGAATCAGCCTGTTTATATGGACCTGAAATACAGTTTTTATACACACTCTCAAAATGCTCATATGGTGTCATTACTTCTGACTTAACAGATTTTCTTTGAGTTTCAAACTCTGCAAGTTCTTTGTTCAGAGCAGAGCGAATTTTCTTTACTTCCTTGTAATTCTCGTCCGTACAAACCATTGAACAAGCAACATTTACTTTGTGCTCGATTTCTGCCTTTACAGATTCAAGTTTTTCAATGATAATCGGTATCTGCTTAACTACAATAAGCTGCTCTGGTTCGTTTTCTGTAACCTCGGTAGGCTGAATAGCAACCTCATCAGCCTCGTCGGATGTTTCAAGTAAATTAACTGGTCCAATAATCTTAGTCATAATAATCTCCTTCTTCAATATCGTCTGATGACCATTCTTCCTCTGTAATCCCGTGGAATGCGTCAGCACATTCGCGAGAGCAGAAAATATCATCGTTTGTATCTCTAAAATAATTGTAATCGTATCTAAGTTCGTCATTGCACATTTTGCAATGACCCATTACAGGAGGCTCTGGGGCATTCGGGCAAGAAGCTTTGCAGGGCGAACTCAAACATATATCACATGACTGCAATATTTTCATCCTCCTACTATTGATTTTTTTATTGTTTGTGATATAATAATAGTAGTTTAAATTTCTTTAGCTCTTATCCCACATTGCAAGGCTCACGCAATGTGGGATATTCTTTTGCAACTAAACAAATCAAACATTGTTGATGAATACCTTTCAGCTCTAATTTCTTCAAGTACAAGCTGATTTAAATAATCACTTTTCAGTCTCAAACCATTTGCATCACCAAAACGATTTACTATAACTGCAAGTTTATTCTTTGCTTGTGCTCTTGCAATTTCAAATTCGCTTTCTGAACATATGTGACCGTTCCTGCTTATAAATTCAAGATATGTCATCCGTTACACCTCCTCATCAGATAAGGCACCTTTTAAGCACCTAATAAACTTCTTGCAATTGTGAGCCACACGCTTAATGCCTGTTGCTCTGTTGCTGAGTTTGTGCCTGTCAAGGCTTTCCTTGACTTCTGCAACATAGTTTAAAATGTCCTCAAGCCTTTCAGCCGTAACGGTGTCAAGTCCTTGCAATACTACAATCTCGCCGTCTTTAATGCAGATTTGTAAGTTTTCAAGCTTACTCATATCCGTTTGCTCCTTTCTTGAGATTTTCGAGCAGTTCACGCTCTATAATCACACAGTCCCTCAGATAGCATTTTGTGTTGCTGTTAATGCCATAGACCATATTATCATCTAAACATATTGCTGTTTCGTATGATACTTTCATCATAAAGCGTCCTAAATCATCAGAGAACACATCTCCGATTTCAACCTCCTTAAACGAATACGATTTAGATTTGTTGATAATTACTTCCATCTTTTTTTATTCCCTCCTGCGTTTCGTTGTAAGCCTTTTCGAAGTAAGCCTTTGCGTCCTCTTTAGATATTCTCCACTCACCGAACATCTTTGCCGCCGGCAAAATGCCCGACTGTGCTTTTTTCTTTAAACAATCAACCGAGAATCCCCATAGATTTGCCAGCAATGGCAAATCTATGTAGATCGGAACATCGTCCCAGTTGGTTACTGTTTTCTTAGATTTTGGCATATATACCCTCCTTATAAAATTATTGCCTTACACCTCTGTTATCCTCTGTAATTTTGTCTGATACGATTTCAACCTTTTCCACATTTGCAACGCTGAGTGCCAGCTTGAGCAGTACCACATCGCCTACTGTTCGGGTAATCTGATAGCTTGTAACATACGGGATTTCTGTTCCGTCAATTTCAAGAAAAAACTTGTCCTTTGTGTCAATAAGTTTAAGTTTTGCCATTTTCCTCACCTCCTCGATTTTTGTTGTATTATTTGTAATTAGATGTTACAATATTTTCAATACTATACTGAAAGGAGTCCTTGACTATCCGAAAGATCATATACAACTGTAAATCATTGAACGATGAAAAACACCATAAAAATCTTGAAATCGAATATCCGCCTGGTTGCCCCATGTGCCACAAAGCGGGCAACCCATTTTGTTTAAGTTCTTACTATATCGAAGATGAACTTACCAACCCAAATCTTTTTGTTCATTTTTTCTGCCAAAATTGTGAAAGAACATTTTTAGGGAATTACTATATAGGACCTTATTACAATAAAACTGAATTTAAAAGTTTTGAGCCTGTTTACAATACAGAAGAACGAGAATTTCCTAAACACATAAAAGACTTGTCACCTGATTTTTGCGACATATATAACCAAGCATACGCTTCTGAACAGTATGGTTTGAAAGATATTTCAGGTATGGCTTACAGAAAATCTTTAGAATTTTTAGTAAAAGATTATGCTATATTGTTACACCCTGAGGATAAAGATAAAATTGTTAAAGCACCGTTATCAAGATGTATCAACGATTATATTGACAACAAAAGAATTAAAAAATTAGCTGTAGCCTCTTCATGGCTTGGTAATGATGAAACACATTACGAGCGAAAATTTAAAGATTACAATATAGATAACCTGGTCGAATTTATAAATGCTATTGTGTCTTTTATAGATTCAGATATTTCTGTAGCAATAGCTGAAAATATGATTGAAGAACAAAAAGCTACTCATCAGTCGCAAACTTAAAATGAAAATTGAAAAACTCAAGCTGATTAATTGTATCTTGCAGTTCGTCAGCTTGTTTTTTTGCCTTATTTATAAGGCATTTAAACTCCTGAATATTTGTTGCAGATATATAAAGTGTTCCGTCATTTGCATAGTTGCCAATCATTTTTCCTCCCATCTCCTCACCTCCTCACGCTGTTCTTTGCTGTTCGGCAAAGTCCTGCTTATTGTACAGCTGATTTGCTATACTGAATTGTAAGATAAATAACAGAAATCAAGTAATACGCTTTAAGCGTAAATCTTTTCCAAAAAAAATAAAGTCAACAGGAAATCTATACAGTTCACCTATTCTATGCACCATATCCCAACTTGGCGAATATGTTCCTTTTTCGTAGTTAGAAAGAGTTTCCTTGCTAATATTAAGCATATCAGCTGCTTCTTTTTGAGATAAACCAGCGTTTACCCTTGCAGCTTTTAACGTGATTTTAGGATATTCCATTTGCCTCACCTCCTTGGTACACATATATAATATCACGCTAAAAGCGTAATGTCAAGCAAAAAGCGAAATATTTTTAAAAATATCTTGAATTTTTTACGCTTTTAGTGTATAATGCAAATATAACATAAAAGTAGGTGATCTAATGAGCGATAATAGTGAGCTTAACAAAAAAATTTTTGCAAAGAATTTAAACTATTATATGACTACTAACAATAAAACCCAATCGGATCTTGTAACGGATCTGAATTTAACAGCTTCGACTGTTTCTGACTGGGCAAACGGAAAGAAATACCCTCGTGTTGACAAAATGCAACTTTTGGCTGACTATTTTGGTATTCTTAAATCTGATTTGACAGAGGAACACGAAACATCAAAAATGACTGATGACATTGAACTCCAAGAATACCTCGAGGAGCTCAAGAACAGAAGTGAACTAAGAATGTTATTTAGTCTTACTAAGGGTGCTACAAAAGAAGATGTGGAAAAAGCAGTCAGAATTATTGAAGCATTAAAAAAGGATGAATAGCTTTGGGAGAAATTTTTATTAGAGGTTTAGAATTGCCGCTGACCGTACGAGGCGTAACGGTCTTAGATGAGGACGGCAATTACAATGTATATATTAATATTCTGCTTAGCTATGATACTCAACAGAAAGCCGCTAAGCACGAATTAAAGCACATTACATCCGAGCATTTTTATGATTATGAGCCTGTTGTTCATAACGAGCTTGAGGCTAATGCTATTTGATAAGGAGAATTGATATGGGATTTCTTGATACCTTTAAGGGTAATCAATATAAGTCAGAAGTAGAACGCTTACAAGCTGAACTTAATCAGCTTAGAAGCACATTTACTCCTGAAATGTATAATGCCCAAAATTTACTTATGCTCACACAGAAATTGCAAAATGATATTAATAACTTAAATGCAGTTATTGGGCAAAAAAATAACGAGATCAATAATTTAAACAACAAAATTATCGGTTTAAATAACACTATAAATAACAAACAATCTCAAATAATCTGTATGGATGAACAAATTGAGTTACAAAGTTTCGGACTTTATACTCCTAAGTATGACTTTGCTTCTTCTGAATTGTATAAAAACAGATTATCTCAAATCCGAGATACACAAAAAGCTCTTATAAAAAACGGTCAGGCTGTTACCGGTAACACTAATTGGACTGTAAATGGAAGTAAAAGTCAGGGCAAAAAAATGGTTAAAGATATGCAAAAACTTTTGCTTAGAGCATTCAATAGTGAATGTGATGAACTTATTGATAAAGTTAAGTACAATACTTTTGATACGGCATTAAAAAGGATGCGTAGTTCCTGTGAAGCAATTTCAAAACTTGGCAACATTATGGGAATTGCAATAACTACTCAATATTTTAATGCCAAGCACGAAGAACTTTGCTTATCACTTGAATACAAAAAGAAAAAGCAAGATGAAAAGGAAGAACAAAAAGAAATAAGAGCTCGTATGCGTGAAGAGGCTAAACTACAAAAAGAAATTGAAGAAACTCGTAAAAAAATAGCTAAGGAACAAACTCACTATCAAAACGCTCTATCACATCTTGAACAGCAAATTAAAACCGCAGCCGATGTTGATAAAGAAGAATTACTCAAGAAAAAAGAACAAATCATTAACGAGCTTTCTGAAATTGATAAATCTATGAAAGATATTGATTACAGAGCCGCAAATGCAAGAGCAGGTTATGTGTACATTATATCTAATGTTGGTTCATTTGGAGAGAATGTGTATAAAATAGGTATGACACGCAGACTTGAACCAATGGATCGAGTTGATGAGCTTGGGGACGCTTCTGTTCCGTTTAACTTTGATGTTCACGCAATGATTTTTTCCGACGATGCTCCTTCACTTGAAGCAGCTTTACATAAAGCCTTTGAGGATAGAAAAGTCAATATGATTAACACAAGACGAGAGTTCTTTAATGTTACTCTTGATGAAATAGAAGAAGTTGTAAAAAAGAATTACGATAAAACGGTAGAATTTACTCGACTTGCTCCGGCTGAACAGTATCGTGAATCTCTTAAAATTAAAGAGCAACTAAAGCCGTAGGGTTTTACAGTAACATTTATTAAAATAAAAAATCCGCCCTATCCTGTTGGCGCAGGGTAGAGCGGAAACCATTACACATAGGGTGCAACGGTACTTAAACAGCAATATAATTGTACCATACTCCCTTGTGTTTTGCAAGTTTATCGAATAAAAACACAAGGGATTTTTGCACCCTTTTTTAAAACAAAAGGAGTGTTATAAAATGAAAAAGCGTAAAGACGGCAGATATCAAAAAAATATCTATATCGGACGAGATGAAAACGGCAAAGCTATGTATAAGTCTGTATTTGGCAAAACGCAAGCTGAGGTTACACGCAAAGCAAATGAAATCAAGCTAAAAATCAGCAAAGGTATGGATATTCTTAGCGAGAATATGCCGTTCAGTGAACTCTGCGAAAATTGGCTGATATACAAAAAGGCTCTGCTTTCTTCTGACAAGCAGTATAAGAGTTATAAAACAAACCTTAAACCGTTTTCTGTATTAGGCGATGTTGCAATCAGCAAACTTGTAAAAGCAGATTTTCAATGTATCATAAATGACTATTTCGCACGAAATCCACATACAGGCAAACCGACTTCAAAGAAAACTCTGCGTGATTACAGAATGACCGCAAGGCAGGTGTTTGACTTTGCTGTTGAAAACCGCATACTTGACTACAATCCATTAACATATGTCAGAATACCGAAAAATGCACCTGTAAGCGAGCGCAGGGCATTGACCGAGCAAGAACAGCGGTGGGTTATGGAAATGCCACACAGAGCACAACTTCCTGCTATGATCATGATGCTGTCTGGTTTAAGATTAAGTGAATGCCTTGCGTTGCAATGGTATGACATTGACCTTGAAAATGCTCAAATTAGTGTTCATCAAAAACTTGTAATGACAGGAACTCCGCACATTGTGCAAGGAGCAAAGTCAAAGGCTGGCATACGAACAGTCAATATTCCCCACACCCTGGTGGATTTTCTGAAAAATCAAAAGAACCATAAACAATCCGACTTTGTTGTACTTACAACAAAAGGGGAGTTCTTCTCAACAACAGCGTGGCGAGAACTGTGGGACAGCTATATGGCAGACCTCAATCTTAAATACGGAGATTTTTCCGAATATGAGCGAAAGCCGAAAAGTAAGTTCGACCCAAAAGGCGTTCCTTTTGTTATTGAAAGATTCACCGCACATTATCTAAGACATACTTTTGCTACAAACTTGTTCTTTTGCGGTCAAGATTTACTTTATGTCCAAAACCAACTCGGACACGCAAAGCCCGAAACGACTTTGAATATTTATACACATTTAGTGCAAACAAATCAGATTAAGAAAATCAATAAAATTATAGACCTAAACGATTACATCTCTGCGATTGCAGAACCGCAAAAAATGATGTTAGTCTGATGTTAGTCAATGTATAATAAAAATACGCTTGTTTACTGCACTTTTTCAAATTCTTGTAATGTTTCGTAATCAGTAGGTCGACGGTTCAAGTCCGTTCACCAGCTCCACAAATAAACCGCATAACCAAGCCGTTTTTAAGGCTTGTATGCGGTTTTTCTTTTTGCCTGTTTCCCGTAAAACATTGCTTTTAACTGTATTATAATATGCAAATACAGTAAAACCCCTCACCTACTTCTATTAACTAAGCAAGTCACTGATTTTATATGCTTATATTCTTTATGTTTTTAATACAAGGCTGATTTTAAATCAAATGCAAAATAACCGTTTACATCTAAATAATACTAAATTATGCCGTAAAATTAAGGTTAAGTAATACATACCCATAACAATTTTCGTTAAAACGGTTCTTTATCACAAGTTTTGGTAAATTATGGTTTTGAAAACTGTTTTATCAAGCAATTGTAAAAGTTTGGTCGACCTTTTCAAAGGTTGTGGGTGTGGGCAAGCCCACAAATACTTTCCGTTTATGCAATCTGACGATAGGTGCTGTAAAAAGCAGCATATCAAAAAGCCGAGATTCACGAAAAAGTGAGCCTCGGTGATTTTTTTGCTTGCATTCTTGAAATTGTATAAAAATATAATATGAAAATATTAAGAATGTTAAAAATGTTTAAAATTTGGGCATAACTCGAAAAGGTGCAAAAGCAAGCACCTTTAATGTAGAAAACTTTTTAGTTTTATGTACCTTGTTGATATGGTTTTTCATTGATATTAAATTATATCACAA